TAGCGATTAAAGGTAAGATTGGCAAACCAGAAAAACCAGTAAATTTCACTGCTTCAGATGATGTGATATTCGGTATTGATTTAAATTGGTCATTTCCAACGGGGAGTGGTGACACGAGCCATACGGAAATTCAATATTCAATTAACGAAAATGAGGATGATGCGTTATTACTGAGTAATGTGACATATCCTTGTAAAAGTTATTCACAAACTGGATTATCTATTGGACAAACATTTTTCTACCGAGCGAGGTTAGTTGATAAAATTGGAAATGTTAGTGATTGGACAGATTGGGTTAAGGGAATTTCAAGCACTAACACAAATGAGTTAACCGATCATATTTTCAATGAAATCAAAGAAACTGACGCTTGGAATTCATTAGTAGATAAAACCGATAATAATGCAAATTTAATAGAGCAACATTCTGATGAACTAAACGAGCAATCAAAACAGCTAGTTGAAAACGCATTATCAACTGTTGAAAATGCAAAATCCATTATTGAAAATGCATTAGCAAACGATATTAATGCACAAAACTGGCGAAAAGAGGTTGGTGGAACTAATGCAGAAATTAAAGAAACTAGGGCGCTCATTGTCAGTGAAAGTGAAGCAACTGCTATTAAGCTAAATGAAATGTCATCAAATTTAGATGGCGCAAATAGCAATATAAATGAGTTAAAACAAACTACATCAAAACAAGGAGAAAAATTAAGTACTCAGTCTGATTTGATTAACACACTAAATAGTAGCATTACGGATACACAAAAAAATGTTACAGCAAATGCGAATGCTATTAACGCATTAAACACGACAACTAAAAAACAAGGCGATTTAATCGAATCACAAAGTAATACATTAACGCAATTATCATCATCAATAGATAAAGCCCAAGAATCTGCTGACACAGCTAATAATAGTGCTAAAAATAATGCAACAATTATTGGTCAAATGAAAACGAACGTTACTCAGCAAGGTGAACAAATTACCGCACAAGCGAACTCTATCAATACAATAAAAACTAATATTAATAATGTTTCAGCGAATATTAGTGATGTATCAAAAGCAATTCAAGATACTAACGGTAAATTATCAGCATATCGAACAATGAAAGTTCAAGTTGATAATAAAGGTCAACAGTATGTCGCTGGAATGACGATGGGAGTTGAAAATACCAATAGCGGCATGCAGTCAAATGTTATCTTTTTACAAGACCGTTTTTCAATCATGAATGCCGCTGACGGTAATCCTCAAACCATTTTCACAACACAAGGCAATCAAGTCATTATTAATGATGCGGTAATTGGGAATGGAACAATAACTGATGCAAAAATCAAAGATGCATCAATTACTAGTGCAAAGATTAGTAATGTTATTCAATCTGATAACTTTCAAGATGGGAAATCTGGTTGGCAATTATCAAGAGATAACGGCAAGTTAAAAGCTGTTGATGTTGATATTTCGGGAAGGCTTAAAGCGACATCAGGAGAGTTGAATAACGTTGTTATAAATGAAAATTGTCAAGTTAGGGGTAAATTAACAGCAGAGCAAATAGTTGGTGATATTGCGAAAATTATTTATTTCTTTACTGGAAGTTCAATAACTATTGAGCCAGAGCCGTTCAATAGAATTATAAGCACACCTACAATTGTTGTTTACGCTCGTTCGAGTCATACAGAACAGTTCTCTAGCTATGCAATTTATAATGGTAACGATTTTACTAGTTCGGATGGCAAGGTTATTAAAAAATATAGTCATTTATTTGTAGTCGGTACTAAAGCTCCTGAATACGAATCTAGCTTCGGTAGTTCGTCGTGGTTTTTTAGATTACCCGCCAACACAACACTCCAGCTAAATTCACGGGGGTATGGTCAATATCCAACTGCTGTTAATTTATTTATTACTAAAGAATAAAAATCAAATAGCACAAATTTTAATGAATAGTTTTAAATACCAAAGAGGTAAATATGTCGTGGTACAAAATAGGTACAGTAAATGTAACAAAAAACAGTAATGTAGTAGTTGGCGAGGGCACTAAATGGACAAATCCATTTATTGGCATTTGTGCTGGACAAATGCTGATATTAAAAACTCAAAATACGATTGAGATACATGAAATTGCCTCGGTACAATCTGATACAGAATTAACATTAGCCACCCAATATAGTGGCGAAACAAAATCAGGTTTAAAATACGAAATACCAACTACCCCAAAATTATCAATTGAATCGTTGGCATTACGGATATCTGAAATGCTCAACTATTATCAACAGCAAATGGAAGGCTGGCAGACAGTATTAACAGGAGAGGGGGAGGTGACGTTAACCGCACCTGATGGGCGAATTGTTACAATTAAATCTCAATACTCAATACAAAAAGAACTAATACAGTTGGTTGAACAATCCAAAAACTTTGCTAGCTCTGCTAACAAATCAGCGGCAACAGCAATTGATGCAGCCACAACATCTAATACTAACGCAGTAACAGCAAAAGAAAACGCAGACAATGCTATTCAGTCAGCTAAACAAGCGGTAGATAGTGCAATAGCGGCTAAATCGTCTGAATCTAATGCAAGTAATTCAGCTAAAGTAGCTAAAGCTTCAGAGGATAACGCAAAAAATTGGGCGTCAGCCATTGAACCATCAACGTTGGTAAGATACTGCGGTGATTTAGCTGATACGCATATCAGCAACTTAGGCGCTATGTCAAAAGGCATTTATTACCAGCCACAAAATGCAAAAGCAAAATTGGAGCTGGGTTATCCTGTTACTGAGGCTGGTTCGCTTATAGTTTTGCCGACACTAACAGAAGGCAACCAAAGTTGTGTGCAAATATATACACTCTATAAATCAGGTCGTCAGTTTATTCGGAACTACAGAGGTAGTAATACCAGCGGCTTTTGGGAAAATTGGATAGAGCAAATAACTACAGCAAATATACATGAATTTGTTCCGCTTGGTGATTTTCGATTAATGCCGTTTCGTGCTGGTGAATTACCGTTCGGATGGTATTTTAGAAATGGTGATAACTATTTTCTAAGCTCGCCACAGGGGCAGGCGTTGAATCGATTATCAGATAATTATAAACGTGATCATCAAATAACAATTAAAAATATCAATGGTCAGTATTACATCAATGTACCATCCGCATTTGCTCCCGATGGTCGAGGATTCTTTGAAAGACCTGCAAACGGAACTACTCGGCAGATAGGTTCATGGGAAGATGATGCCATCCGTGAAATTTGGGGTCATTTCGATACTGGTGTCGTTGATAATCATGTCGGTTATGCAAAAGGAGCGTTTGCTGGGGCATACGCTATAAATCCGAAAGGGGGGGCATTCCAACCAACCAGAGACTTGGATGCGTGGGGTTATGAGTTTTTCGCATCAAGAGTTGTACCAACCGCTAACGAAAATAGACCATTAAATATCGGGTTAACACCTGCAATATATCTCGGAGTTTAATATGATTAATTATTATTTTGACAATACAAATGAAATGAGACCGTACACACATCAACTTGACGCTACTGATGATACATTATCGCCTGATAATGCATTGCGAATTGAACCAGAATTTAAAGAGGGTTTTCATCCGTGTGAAAATAATGGCGAGTGGGTATTAGTTGAAGACCATCGTGATGAAATAGTTTACGATATTGAAACTAAAGCATCAGTTAAGGTTGATTATCTAGGATCGATAAAAGAAGGTTTTACGCTACTAGAGCCGTTTAATTTTTCAAAATGGAACGGCAAAAAATGGGTTTTAGATGAAGACGAACAAACGACATT